AGCAGCAAGCACAGCAGACGATAGCTTTAACCTGCATGCAAGCGGACCAGTGCCGCTAATACGGGGAATAGGGTTTCCGAGGCGCGTCTTCTCAGAATAGGCTTTTTTGGGCTGTTTGGGTGGTGTCATCTCTCCATCTCTCCTTAGAAGAATCAGTGAATTTATGACCACAGGCGAGGCAGTGGTAGATTAGATTAAGACCAGAATACCCCCACAAGCCAATGTGGTGACTTTCGCAAATACTGCATTTCATTTTGGCTTACCAGCCTCAACAACGTGCCTTGCCATGACCGGTCCAGTGCCTCTCGCACTATGGATGGTAGTCTGCGGTGTCTGCTTATGGGCCTGGCAGTCGCACTTGGGTGGCTTCCAGCCGATCTTTTGGCAGAATTCGGCGAGAAGATCGTTCGTGCTTTTAGGCTTGGAGTGTGCCTCTTGCCTCACCGGCGGCGATTGCGTGACCTGCTGCCTCGCCAGTGCTGCTGCCACGCCTTCGGCCACCTTCTTTTCGATGAATTCCGCATCAGCTGCCGCTCTTCGCTCATCGGGAGATCTCAGATCTATACCGGCCTCTTCTCGGAGACGCCGTGAAGCATCGACGTAGGTCTTAACTTCAGGCTTTTTCTCTGGAGGTTTGGCGGTGGCCTCTTCGACATCTCTAAGCCACTCAGCACTGTTTTGGTATTCCTTAACTTTCCCGGTTTTTGGATTAATTTGATCGATCGTCATTGACTCCATCTCCTTGCCATTGCGCTTCCCTCTCAATAATTGGAGAGGGTGGCCCGTGGCCCAATGAATCCACGGACCAACAATGACATATATCATTGTGTCAATCAATCTATTTAAAAGCTTTCTTTTTTAGTGTATCAATAGCAATAAAGACAACAATAAAGCAATAAACTTGATTTAAAATGTTTAAAGTGGTGTGTTAAATGGCACTGCAAAATGTCATAGAACTTTGTTGGATAAGGGCAATTTCAACCTCCACACTGGAGAAGATAGTAACACGAATCGGTATCATGCAATTTTTGTTACTAAACCGCTAAAAAAACAGTAACATAAAAATCGATATCTATAAGCGTAATGTTACTATGTTACTGCTGTTACTGCACTTCAATAGTAAACTGTACAGAACACATAATTTATACAGTTTTAGGTAGTTTAGTCTGTGCAGAATCGTGATAGTTTAATTTCCCCCTCCCCCTCTCCACAGGTGGGGGGATTAGAGAAAATACATATATTATTTGATTTTGCAGTAACAGCAGTAACATAGTAACATACAGTCTATAGATAACGATTTTTTTGTCACTAAAAATGTTCCTGTTACTAAAATGGTTTAAGGAATAGAATGCAGTAGGCTAGAAGAATTAGCCTACTGATATCGCTTTTTTGACCTTTTTTGTAATGGCTTCTGATTTCTTCCGACGATCAGCTTCTTCTGCGGCGAGGGTTGCGGATTTCGTTATATCCACGTGGTCAAGAGTACCGTCATCCATCAGGACTCCCGGCTTAAACACCAGCACCCTAACAGTCTTAGCTCCTGCTCGTCTTGTCGGTGTTCTCTGGTCTTCACCGGGGGTGATGTATCCCGCTTCTTCCAGCTGGCGATATAGGGTGGTATTTCCTACTGTCTGGGCCTGTTGCCCCATCACTCGCCTGACGGCGTCTATGGCCACCTTTGGGAGTATCGCCACCTCGCCCTGGTCCGATAGTCGCCAGCCGATCACATTGGGCAGGGTAAGCTCTTGACCTGTATGCACCCATTCCAAGATCCTGCACCTACCAGATACGACAAGCTCTTTCAGTGTGTCTACAAACTGGGCGGCTTCGGTTGCTCCCGCTGTAGCCTGGGATGTCGCCAATATCAGTGATGTAAGCCCAGCCTCGAAGTCTGCTGTATATGGCCGCAGTGTATCCCCTAGTGGCGAATCTAAGGCCACAGTCCACACTAGGCGCATTATAGAGGCGGTGGTCCCTATCCGGCCTGGATTGACTGCACCAGCTTCTTCCGCTACCTTGACCAGCTGCGCCCTACTCTCCCGCCATGCATCCATGTCCACGGCGTGCATGGTGGTCAGGTGCTTGCACCACATTCTCCCCACAGCTGGGAGGTGATGGGCGATCTTCTGTAGCTCGGTGAGGCGGTTGGTGTTTGCCCTGGTCCACTCAATAGGCAACATTCTGGCTACAGTAGATGCCTCTTCTGGCAGATCTTCACCAGTGACTATGAGCGTTGCCGCGTATTCTCGCGTCTCTCTCAGTTTGGCGTTCCTGGTTAGCCGCTCTCGCTCCCGACCTTCTAGCACGGTATGGATGGTGGAAACAAATTTCCCGGCGCTGTCTCTGCTGGTGGTTTTGAAATTATCCAAACCAACTGGGAGACATCCGGCTCCAGCTATTATGGCGAGCATAGCGTTTGTAGTAGCGCCCTCATTCCATTTCAGAAGAGATTCTTCATCAAGAAAGCCTTCGCCGTATATCGCCAATGCGTGCTTAAGTGCCTCGGTCTTTAGCGCCCTGCCGGTAGTTCCCACCAGTGCTATGCCGAACCTATCCCCCTTAAACCATCGACCGCATAGAGGTGCAGCAAGTGATGTGCAGACCAGCAATGCCGCTTTCTCTTTAGGCCACGACCGGAGAAGTAGCCGCAGTGCGTCCCCCCCTTTCTTCACCTCACCTGTGGACAGGTCCACGGGCAAACGGCGCAGAATATCGAACTTAACACCCGGTACGTCTAGACCAGGTATAGCAAGCGTATTGCCTGACCACTTTGGCGCGGTGATTAGTTCTTTCTTCTCTACATCCAGTGACAAGCTTTGTATGTGGTCGCCTGTTAGCTCTCTAATTCTGTTTCGTGCGCCGAAGTGCGCCACTAGTGCCGCCTTAAGTTTCCTGCTGTCGGAGAAGTCACGACCTGGGATGTCAAACTTGAATATGTGGCCGTCTCTGCTGCCCATTCCCTCTACAGTAAAGGTGGCCTCGCCTTGATCGTCTCTCGTCTCAGTTGAGATCCGGGTGTAGCCGTCGCATACCTTCACTTTCTTATAAGTGACCTCTCCACCTTTTGCCGTCTTCTTCTGGCGACAGTATATCACGCCGTCCTGGTCCACGCCAGGAACACCGGGAGGCAGATCGTCCGACCATCTCCTAATGCCGCCTGGGAGGTCCACAGGCGGGGTGGTGGTGTCCTCCGTCCTCTCTGGCTGATAGACTTCGGTGGTCCCTCTAATGGCCTCGTCTATGGTCCGCTCGCCATAGGTGGTGCTGCCTCTCTTTTCATCCCATTTATCCCGCATCAGTCCGCTTGATCTGAAAATACGGTCCATCTGCTGCCGGTCCTTCCCGGTCCAGAAACACAAATGGTTGGCGAGTGCGAGGTCTGCGGCGGAGTCGTCACCGCCATAAGCGGTGGTATCCCCTGCTAGAAGCTTCTCGATCTCGCCAGCATTGGCGCTGCCAAGCATCCTGGCGATAACTGCCTTGTCAGATAGTCCCCCAGCTGGGGGGGTGGTGCCCTCTTTCACCTCACCTGTGGGCTTGTCCTGCCGCCCGTCCTGGGGCTTTCTGGTGATCTGGTGGGTGTCTGGCTTAGCTGGGCCGAATACCTCAGAATAAAGGGCGAGTAGCTCATCCTGGCGGCTTTCCACAGTGGCGGGGTACTGGGCCAGGCGGTTGCCGGTCATGGTGAAGTACCGCTTATTGCTGTACATCTCGACCTTTGCGCCCGGCCCATAGCCATTACCTTTCAATCCTTTCTGACGGCCTCCGTCCTCGCCGGTCTTTGGTATGCCCTCAGATGCTTTGACGATAACATGCAGTCCGGTGCCGCTTGGCGAGATCTCCGTATAGCTGTTCAAGCGGTCAAGATACGCCTTGGCCCAGGCATCAATCTCGCCTGTGGATGGATCACGGCAACGATCCAAGTCCACACCGCTGATTTCGCTGGCTCTGGCAAAGACAAACCCTATCCCAGCTGCACCGCCTCTGCCCTTCTCAAAGGCTGCTTTGGCGTTGTCGAAGGTGGTCCAGGTGGTCAGGTCGTCGGACTCTGCATTAAGTCCGCTATCGGCCCGTATGGGTATCTTGGTAGGCTTGCCGTCTCGCTCTGCTGGCTTCCACAACACCCAATGCCGCAGTTCCTTCAGTTCAGCAGGCAGGTTCGCCCAAATAGGAGGGGTTGGCATTCAAACCGCACCCTCCCGCTTGGTGAAGAATCTGCAATACATCCCGGCTAAGTGGTCGCAGATGTACCGCGCTCGCTTCTCTTCGTCGGGAGCTATGCCTTGCCAGCATTCGTTAAGGTCCGTGTAGAGAAGATCGGATAGACGTTCTATCCCAATCGCAGCGTGGCACTCCAAATCCGCGTCAGATAGCGGGGTTCCGTCTTCGACTGTTATTAGGAAACGCAATCCACCTAGGGCGAGATAGAACATATCGTCTTCTTCATAGCCTGGCAGATCGGTGAAGATTGCATCGAGCAGGGCTTCACGGTCGATGTCATTCTGCATTCAATCCTCGCCTCCCTGCTTGGCCTGGCGGCAGGTGAACAAAATCGCGTGTTTTGGCAGGATAATCTCTTCGCCGTTCGCGATTTCTATCAGCAAATCGTAAGGCGAATATGCTTTCAGAATTCCCTCTATGACTTGCCCAGGTATCGTTTTAACTCTAATCGGCTGCTTGTGCAGACGGGCATAGAAGTCAAGCGGTGGCCTTCTATCCTGGGATACCTTTTTATCCACAGCGGGCATATCTGCGGCTGTCGAAAAATCACCTTGTTTCTCGCTGTGGGCGTCGGGTCTTTCGCTCACAGCTCATCACCTTTTCCTGTTTCATCGACCGGATAGCACAGTACGTCTCTCTTTGTCTTCTCGCATCGAATTAAGCCGCGCATGTGCAGCATTTCCATGCGCCTTCTCAACACAGGTTCAGATCGTTCCAAGAAGTACGGTTTGATGATGGTTCGGACGCACGCGCCTGGATTTTCTTTGACGTCATTCTGTAGCCTCTTATCAAGGCCATCTAGCAATATTTGTGCCATTTTGCCTCGCTCCTCGGCTGAAAAGAGTCCTTTGAGGAGCAAACCGTAACCGGCAGGCGCTACAAAACCTTTTTATATTCTGCTATATCCTATAGGTATCTAGTAGCGCCGGTCTGACCTTTTCTAAACCGCCAAGTTCTCGAAAGGTCAGACTTGGCTCCACGATTCTTTTAAGCCTTGATTATTTTCTTTTAGAACAGCCGTATATAAAACCTATCATTGCGGATCGCTTGCAGCCCCTCTTTTTTTGTGGGAACATTTGGGCGACATTCTGTAACATTGGCCGCTTGATATGGGTTGTATTTCGCTGCTGATCGCGACGGTTTTAGGCTAAAAATTGGTGTAAATCGTGTATAAGGGCAGTTTTTGAAATATATTGACTATTGACTATTCAATTGAAGCAGTAGCAAATAGTAACACGAATATGAAGATCTCTTTAGACTGTTGAACACCATCCTCCAGCCTGTGGAGGAGGTACTTTTGATAGGTCGATTATTCCAGGTACTATGAGAATAGAGGTATCCTGTCGCCCAACCCTATGATTATCGAGCTAAAAAGTATCTTCAAAGAAGCTTTTCATCCACAGGATGCCGCTAGATAGCGATTAGCTGCATAGCGGTTTGCTTGGTGTTTTGGGGTGGATGAGTGTTACTTTTGCTTTGTTGTTCTTGACTGCAATTAGCATATAGAAGATTATTATTCACGATTGATTTAAAATTGATTTACGGCCCTTCATCGGGGCAGAAGGATAACTAGGTGGTCTGGCTGGTTTCATGACCTGATTTGGGCCTGTCCGCAAGCTCTCCCCTCTCAATCAGCCTGTCCACTAGAGCCTGTACGGTTGTTCTTGGTCTGCCAAGCTCCGTGGCTATATCTTTGAGTGTCATATTGGTTGTAAGCCATAGCTCTTTCATGTGTGCCACGGCTGGCTGGTCTTTAGCTAGCTGTGCCGGTCTGCTTTCCGTTGGCTGGTATAGCGGTGCAGTGCGCTGCTGTGGTGCCGCTTGTGGTGGTCTTGTCGTCTCTGTGGGGCGTAGTGGTCTTGTGGCTAATGACCATTAATGCCTCTTTGGATATGTAGCTTAATATGGCTTCGGTCGCTATGTCCCTAGCGGTCTTGTGCTGTAGGACCGATTCTATTTGCAGACCATCATAGCTTTCTGGTCTATCTCTATTCTTGGATATTTTCTCATAGGACCATTATTGACCATAAACCGATATAATCTTAGTGGACAACTACATGCAGTTTGATAGTCGCAAAGTCCGTCCAAAAGGTTTTCATCTCGGACCTTGTATCAAGCAAGTCTATGGTAGTGACTTAAAATGAGGCCATTTTGCAGTTTTATGATAGCGTTGGTGCTCTTGTCCGGGATTTTAAATTGCCAATCTATGGCACCGGAAGCGAATATATCTATTAACGGTTTGTATTTTTCTGATATTGGTTGTACCAAATGCGATCCGGGCTTGGATTTAACTTTAATATATCCTACTATATACGCGGGCGCATTCGAATTCAGTCTCGAGGGCAATCACCAGAATAAAACCGAAGATATTGAATCAATAAAAAATAGTCATATATTCAATCGTCCACTTAGCGAAATTGAATACCATAACATCAGCCAAACAGAGATTAGTGGTTGGCCTGCGGTAGTCGGTGTTGTGACGGATAAAAATTGTTACGGGGATAATACTAGTGCAATTGGTTTTATTTATGTTGGCAACACGACAATAGGCTTCGACACTGAGCCGTTTGAACTCAATGAGCTATCTGGATTTTTGCAGCGCATCAAGATTACTTTAGGAGATATGAGAAACATGTCGTGGGAGCCGGGGGATGGTTACTGGCCTAAAGTAATACCCAATGAGCTTAGTAAAAATGGGCTGCACATATTCCCAGGGCAATTATCCGATTCCGGTATCGGCTGTACTCGGTGGTTGGGTAATGAACTCTCGTTGTTTTGCGCTCAGCCAGATTTAACCATAACGGTCTTGCCGGACTACTATGGTAAAGATACTGAGGATGATATAACTGAATTAACACTGCTTACAACAAAAGGTATATCGGATTTAAGCATAACATATTTCAACATCACAGAGACAAAATTGAGTGGTTGGCCTGCGGTGGTTGCGATTTTAAACTCCACGGAGCGTTATGCGTCAGGAGTTTCAGATCCACCTGAGATAAGGGTAAATGCCATAATTCATATAAAAAATTTAACAATATTAGCAGAGACCGGGGCAGTATGGGAAAAGGCTCTTGGAGAAAGTATTGCACCTGGATCGGGTGGAGAAGTTATTCCAGGCATTCAGCCAGAAGAAATTTATAAAAAATTACAAAGTATAAGAATCGCCATCGACCCCGGTTCTGAGCAAATGTGGACTGCATAGGATGTCAGCTAACTACTCGCCAACTCGTGTTTGCTGATATTCATCTCTGGCACCTACCACCGCCTACTGCTCCGTCCATGACTGATGAACCTGGCAATAGGTGGTGACGGCGGATAGCGATTCTCTGCTGCCCACAGGGGGATTGCCACGCTCAGCACCAAGTCATCATGCGGGGCTTGACGGGCGTCGTTGCCGTAAGAAACATGGGCTGTGGCAGGGTTGATTTTTGCCTGATATGCTTTAAGCTCTTGCCGGAGAGTATCGGCGTAGGGTAGCCCTTTAGCCACAGTGACGGACCTGGTCTGTGCAAGTACGGTAAGGCATCCGATCAGATCCGCTTTTGGGACCTTGGCAGACATCCGGTCATCGTCCCAGGTGGCTTCCATGCCGCCGTGTATCTGGATGCTAACAGGGTTGGTTCCTTTCGCCTTGGCGAGGTCCACCACAGCTGCGCCTATGCCGGTTGCATCTATGCACAGGGTGACATCGGCCTTATCAAGCGGCTTACGGTGCATCATGCCGTACACCTTCGCCACCTGGTCTGGGTACGGTGTGCCTAGCGCCAGCCTTTCAAGATGCTGCACCTGATAGGTCTTATCCGGCATTTTCTTCAGGATCGATATGGCGGAATAGTCCTGGCTTTGCCCAGGGTCCCAGCCTATCCAGTATTGCTGCCGTACAGGTCTGGGCTGATTGCGGTATTCAACAAAAGCTCTAATCTCGCCTGGTTGCCGTGGCTCATGATCCTCACGCATATATGCCTCCCTCTCCCGGCCACAGTGGCTCCGCGTCGGAGTCGAACATCATTTCTATGGTCTGGTCGGAGAAGACGCCGCTTGCGCTCCCGTGGAATTCCCCCATGTATTCCTGGGCATATCGCCACGGCTCCATAGTCTGCCTGATCTCTGCCAGTAGGGTCTGGTCAAGTCGGGGATTCATGTCTGCGGTGACCTTGATCTTATGCCATTCCGGGCCACCATCCATCCACAGGTGGTGGAAGATGCCACGGCTCCAAAACGGAGTGCTCGCCATGATGATCTTGCTTGCGGGGTTCCTGGTCACCATAGGCAGCAGACTGTGAAAAAGGTCATCACTGGTCTGGGCGGCTTCGTCCACAAGGATGATATCGGGCCTACTGTAGCCCCTGACAGTCCTGCCGTCGTTGCCACCTGGGAGTGCTATGATCCTGCTACCGTTATCGAATTTCAGGGTTAGCTTAGTCTCTTCTTGAAGGATCGGCCTGGGCGTGACGGTGTCCAAGCAGTCGAGCACCTTCCGGAAGTCCTCGCCGCTCTGCCGCAGAGACGGTGCGATCAGTAGGCACAGCGACCGTGGATAATAGAGTGCTCGATGGAAGCAAATTGCACTACAGATAGTGCTTTTACCCCACTGACGGTGGCAATTAATTAAGACTCTTCGATATGGAGATCTAAGCACCTCCCGCTGTGCAGGGTCCAGTTGCACGGGGTTGCCGTCCTGGTCGGTGATAAGGCCCAGGTCTTGCAACCACAGCGCCGGATCGGCCATGTACGCCGCATCCATCATTGTCCTGCCTCCGCCGCCTGCACCATCGCCTTCAACCTGGCGGCGATCTCTCCACGCAAATCAGGATATGGCGCTAATACCTCCGCCAGCATAGCCCCCACCTGACGCCATTGGGGTGAGTGGTGGATGTCCATACAGACGGCCACCTGTACGGACTGCTGGTCCTGTAGTCGCCCCTCTACCTTGAACAATAACTCTAGGCACTCCTTCGCCTTGCCTATGCCCATCAAGGCGGTCTTCAAGTCACCTGCGGATCTGGCTTCGCCCAGGATGCTCTGTGCTTCGGCCTGTAGGGCTTTAACCTGGGCAAGCAGGTCATCGGCCTGGGCCACTTCTCCGGCGTCCTGGGCCTCGACCAGCGCGGCAGGAATGTGGCTTTCCTTATGGCGGGAGACTGCCGTCTTAGATAAGTTGAATTGTCCCGCTATGTCCCGGTAAGATCCACCACAGACTAGCTGCATATCGATCTCATCCCGCTGCGGATGGTCGCAGACGGTACACCGTCTGGTCATGGCTACCTCTCGCCAGAATAGCGCCGCAGATCGGATGGGGTCATGCCGGAGATCTCCGCCAGATCCTCGACCAGCTGGTCCACAGCTTGAAAGGTTCGTCTGGGATTGATCCGCCTCTTGTGCTGCGGTGGATTCTCCATCAAAGCGCCTCACCGTCAAGCTGGGCGTTGCTCATTGGCTCTTCGGCCTCATCCACAGGCAGACATTTATTCCGTCTGCTGCTGAATTCGTTCAATTCATCGATCAGGTTGGGCTGCTTTGGGCGAGGCGTGGACCACACAGACGGTGCAGGTGCAGCTATCTTCTTGATAACGATCTCTCCCGGCGTCGCCACCAATTCCACCTCATAACCTGGGCCTAGATCGCTAGCAGCAAGCACAGCAGACGATAGCTTTAACCTGCATGCAAGCGGACCAGTGCCGCTAATACGGGGAATAGGGTTTCCGAGGCGCGTCTTCTCAGAATAGGCTTTTTTGGGCTGTTTGGGTGGTGTCATCTCTCCATCTCTCCTTAGAAGAATCAGTGAATTTATGACCACAGGCGAGGCAGTGGTAGATTAGATTAAGACCAGAATACCCCCACAAGCCAATGTGGTGACTTTCGCAAATACTGCATTTCATTTTGGCTTACCAGCCTCAACAACGTGCC